AAAAGTAAAGCAGCGTTAGAGTTGGTTAACAAGTGGTTTAAGGGATATGAAAAGGACGGATACTGCATTAAAGTTCCACACTATAGAGCCGATTTTATTCGGGAAGGTCAAGCCTTAAATCATTGTGTTGGAAGTGATAGTTATTACAACGCACATAAAAAAGGAACGTCAATGATTTTCTTTATACGCAAAAAAGACAAACCCGATACAGCCTATGTTACCGCCGAAATTGATATGATTTCTTTTAAGGTGAAACAATGTTATGGAATGGGAGATAAGCCGCCAAAGCGTGAGGTAATAAAATTTGTAAATGATTTTTGCAAATGGATTAAGTACCAAGGTGTAACCATAGAAAGAAAGGCGGGATAGTATGGCAAAGCAGAGAATTTACAGTTTGAAGGCTGGATCACTTAATGAAAATGACCGCCTTGAAATAGCAAGGTTGCTCTTAAAAGCGGGTTATACCGCAAGGCTCGGTAGAGAAAGACCTGCCGGGAAGAGTAACGGCTCATTTGAATATTTTATAGAATTTTGGAGTGAAGGAAATGAGGAAAAGTAAAATTGAGTGGTGCGAATACACTTGGAACCCTGTGACCGGATGTTATCATAATTGCCCGTATTGTTACGCAAAAACGCTTACAAACCGTTTTGGTGGAGACATAAGGCTTAACCTTAACGACCCGCAGGGCAAGAAAATAAGAACGGGAATTACACCGTTATATCTGCTCCCCGAACAGTTTATCGGTGCCAACGGCAAAAAAGTAGCGTTCCCATTCGGATTTGCTCCCACGTTACACGAATACCGCCTTAATTGGCTTGAAAACCTTAAGACCGGTGCAAGAGTGTTTGTTTGTTCGATGGCTGACCTTTTCGGAAGTTGGGTACCTACGGACTGGATATTAAAAGTCTTTTCCGCTTGTGAGGATAACCCCCGACACCAATACCTATTTTTAACCAAAAATCCGCATCGATATAGAGAACTTCTAAACGAAGAATTTTTACCTCAAAATCCAAATATGTGGTTTGGGTATTCTGTAACCAAAAACGGATGTATGACCTTCAACAGTGAAGCTCACAAAACCTTTATAAGTGTCGAGCCGTTGCTTGAAGATATAACGGACGGTCTTTTCTCGACTGATGCAGGATCTGCGGCAAATTGGGTTATTATCGGTGCCGAAACAGGACAGAGAAAAGGCAAGGTTATTCCGAAAATTGAGTGGATAGAAAGAATACTCAAACATTGCGATAAACACGGTATCCCCGTATTTATGAAAGATAGCCTTATAAGCGTAGTCGGCGAAGAAAATATGCGCCGAGAGTTCCCGGCAGAAATGCAGCAAGAGGTATTGAGCGAAAAGCGAGAACAAAAGTTATGTACCGAATGTTGCAAATGCCATAAATACGGCAAAAAAGCGGAAATGACCGCAATTTCTACTAAAAAAGGTAAACGTGGCAAAGGACAGACAGTAGCATTTGTTTGCGATAACTGTTTACCAGAATTTTTGAAAGGACTTGGAGTTAGTGGCAGTACGGATGAGTGCGAAGGACTTGAAGCGGTTGGGGATTAAACTTCCCGCTGAAAGCACCCCTAAAAATAAATACAACTCACGAAAAACTGTCATTGACGGTATATCCTTCGACAGTCAAGCTGAAGCGGACTATTACTGTCAGTTAAAAATCTTATTGAGAGCCGGTAAGATAGACGGCTTTTGCCGACAAGCACGATTTGTTATTACTGAAGGCAAAAACGGAGAAAAAGGCACCGAATATGTTACCGACTTTGTGATTTTCTACCCGAACGGCACTTATAGAATAGTTGACGTCAAAGGTGTAAAAACCGATGTTTTCAAACTTAAAATTAAATGCCTTCGAGAAAAGTATCCAAAAATTAAAATCGAATTGGAGAGTTAATTATGATTATCGAAAAAAGCGAAATAGCAAAGGAATTAAAGAAGTTAAAGAGCCTTACCCCCGCCAAAAAATCGGATGAGGTAAACGGCGTTCTTTTCAAAAATAATATGCTTATGGCAAACAACCTTGAAATTACAGCGACCGCAAAATTAGACGTTGATACTGATGAGCATTTTGTAATCCCTATGAAAGCCATCGAGCTTATAGAAAATCTCCCAGCAGGAGAAATCAAAATAACCGAAAAAGGCAGCCGATTATATATCGAGAGCAAAAGCGGTAAAAGTTCTTTCTCTACTTTCAAGGTTGATGAGTTCCCGCAGTTCGATATAGTTGACCTAACCGAGAGACAAGCGACCTTCGGCTACGATAGCGAAGCCATTGCCGAGGCAATAAACAAAGTTCTTTATGCTTGTGGTAATAATTCCCCACGTCCCGTAATGAACGGAATATTGCTTAAAGGCGACGGAAAATACTTAAACATTGTTGCTTGTGATGGTTACCGCCTTGCGTGGAATCAGATAAACTACGCAGGACAGATAAATGCGGTTATTCCGAGAAGCACAATTCAAAAGGTGCTTTCACTCGGTTTGCAAGGCAATATTGAGCTTTACACCATCGACAATAAAAAGGCCGCATTCAAAACCGACAAATACACCGTATATACCCGACTTCTCGAAGGTCAATACATAAGTTACGAGAAAATGTTTGAAGAAGAAGGATATGATACAAAAGCCTCTGTGAAGCGTGTAGAACTGCTTGAAAGCGTTGCCCGTTCTCTTATCTGCACATCCTCAAATATGGTCTCTAAAACGATTTTAGAGAGTACAGAGGGCGGTAATCTTGCCATTACTCTTAAAGATACAATAGCCGACTTCCGAGAAGAAGTTGAGGTTTACAGCGATATCAAAAACCCGATAAAGATAGGCTTTAATCCGAGGTTTTTAATCGACTGCTTAAAGGCTTCTGATGAAGATAATATTGACATTTACTACAAGAACAGCGAAAAGGCTCTTATATTGCTTGACGGCGCCGTTAAACAGTTAGTCCTTCCGGTAAGAATGTGAGGTTAGGCAAATGAATGTTGTATGTTTCACAGGAAGGCTGACCGAAACGCCCGAATTAAAAATGACAACAACCAATAAAGCGGTCTGCAGTTTTCGTATTGCGGTCCCCCGACCGAGAAAAAAAGACGTAACCGATTTCTTTACTTGCGTTGCATGGAACAAGGATGCCGAGTTCGTGGCTCATTATTTTAGAAAAGGTCAACGTATCGAAGTTACAGGCAGTATGACTACTCGCCAATATCAAGCAAAGGACGGACGAAAGGGCACTCTTTACGAAGTCGAATGTGAAAAGGTTGAATTTGGCGAAAGCAAAAAAGAAGCCGAAGGCGAAAATATACCGCCTGCCGCATTCACACCAAATAATGATACTGATGAATTTACCGTATTGCCTGCCGATGATAGCGATTTGCCGTTCTGATGTGTGAGAGTATGACAAACGCTAAAAAGGTGTGGAAAAAGGAAGAAGAATTATATCTCGAAGAAAACTGGGGTACGATTTCAATTCCTACTATTGCTAAAAATCTTGGGCGGTCTGTGGATGCCATAAAGGTTAGAGCTTCTCGGCTTGGGTTAGGACCTTGTTTGTTGGGCGGCGAATATGTTTCATTTAACCAGCTTGTAATAGCACTTACGGGGCATATTTCGCACTCCTACCACCTAATAAGTTGGGTGGAAAATAGAGGTTTTCCGATACATACAAAACGAGTAAATAAAAACACATTTCGAGTGGTTTATTTGGATGAGTTTTGGGAGTGGGCCGAGAAGAATAAATCGTTTATTGATTTTTCTAAAATGGAGCCGTTCGCTCTTGGAGAAGAGCCCGACTGGGTTGCAGAGCAAAGGCATAAAGACTACAACGCTTTTTATCTGCAAAGAAAAACACCCTGGACACCAGAAGAAGATAGTCAGTTACTTTACTTACTAAAAAAGCAGCAATATTCTTACACCGAGATTTCCGAAAGGCTGCATCGTTCGGTCGGCGCTATTCAAAGACGGTGCACCGACCTTGGTACAAAATACCGTCCGGTTAAAGCCGACAATACAGGCGAAGGCAGTAAATGGACCAAAGAGCACTATCGCATTTTAGCCGAAGGCATAAGAAACGGCGACAGTTACGCTCTTATCGGTACAAAAATCGGTAAATCCGAGAAAGCAATTCGAGGCAAGGTATATACAGTATATTTTACTGAAAATGCCGATAAAATCCGTTCTATGTTACAGAACGGCGAATGGGGTTACGGCGCACCGGTACCGACAGTTAAACAAGCCAAACACATTAACGGTTATTCCGTAGAAATTAAAAGAAATTTATCTCTTTTCGCAGGAGTTCTCAAATTCCGTATGAACGAGTTGGGATATGAGCCATATTGGCAACGCTTTATGTGTATGAATTGGGATGATTTTAACGGTTGTTCGGCCGGTTGCACTGACTGCGATTCCTGCGCAGAATTTATAAGAATAAAACCTCAATATTGTGTACGCTGCGGTGGCACCTTTTACGAAAGAGAAGAAAATAATCTTTGTAAAGACTGCCGAGCAGCACGCAAAAAACAAGCACAGAAAAAATGGTGTATCCTCACCCGAAAGAGAGGAAGCAGATGAAAATCGTTTCTTGGAGCGGCGGTAAAGATAGTACCGCAACAATAATCTTGGCTCACGAAATGGGCGTAAAAATAGATTTAATTGTTATTTGCCTTGTATGGTTTGATAAAGCTCGTAAGATTTATGCGGAGTATCCCGAACACATTGATTGGATTTTTAACTATGCAATACCTCTGTTCGAGAGTTGGGGGTATTCGGTGAAAATAGTCGAAAGCGAAAGAGATTATGTGTATTGGTTTAATCACGTCATAGAAGAAAGCAGTGTTCCCGAAAGAATTGGTAAAAAGGCAGGGTTTGTGCTTGGCAAAGGCTGTTGTATGAACAGAGAAAAAGTTAGACCCATAACAAAGTATTTGAAAACGCTGGGAGCGGATATCGAGGAATACATAGGAATTGCTTTTGATGAAAAAAGTCGATTAAAAGATATGCACAAAAAACGAGGAAAAATATCCCTTTTAGAGCAGAAAAAAAATTAAGGAAAAAGAATGTTTTGGAATATGTGAAAAATACGGATTACTTTCCCCGATGTATGAAATATCCGAGCGTGTCGGATGTTGGTTTTGCCCTAACCAAAAGATTAGAGGCTTCGCTTTCTTAAAACAAAACCACATAAATTTATGGAACGAATTGCTTGTTTTTGCCAACACCGACAACAAAGTGTCGGAAAACTTTAAGTATTCAATGACGTTTTTTGACGTCAGCTTGAAGGTGGATAGGTATATATTTTGGCAGGAAGAAATGAAAAAACAATATGATTTTTTTGATATGGAGTGAAAATCAGTGATAAAAAAGAAAAACGAGAGCCGCAAGTGCACGCAGTTTTACTGCGACACGATGAGAGAGCGGGTTTGTTGTTGCGGATGTCCTAACCGCAAAAAATGTAAAAATCCTTGCTTAAATTCTCCCGATAAATGCGGCTTGGAAGATAAAGGACAGGAAAAGGTATGAAATCTATATTAAAGTATCCCGGAGCAAAGTGGAGAATTGCCGACTGGATTATATCGCATTTTCCGCCGCACAAGGTATATTTAGAGCCCTTCTTCGGCTCCGGTGCCTGTTTCTTTAATAAAATACCTGCCTATATCGAAACCATAAACGATTTGGACGGCGACATCGTTAATCTGTTTAAGGTCTGCCGGGAACATCCGCAGGAGTTGGCGCAGTTGATAAATCTGACTCCGTTCGCAAGGGATGAGTTTCAAAACTGTTATGAAAGGTCGGATAACCCCATAGAACAGGCACGAAGAACTATCGTGCGGTATCATCAGTCTTTCGGCACAAGCAACAGCAGTAAAAACAGTTGGAAGAATGTGCAGCAAAGCGGTGGTCCTCGCTGTGCGACTATGTGGAACGATTTGCCCGAAATAATAATGGAAGTTTGCGACCGCTTAAAAGCCGCCCAAATCGAAAATATGGACGCATTAACGCTTATATCTCGTTACGATAAGGAAGATACGCTAATATATTGCGACCCGCCTTATTTACGGGACATTCGCAAAAAGAATATTTACGCTTGCGAA